AAACAACCCATCAGCAATTCCATCACTAGTTTCATTCTACAAGAACAATCCAGCTCAGTTCATTATCGACTGGGGGATGACCTATGACCCTCGAAACCCTGAGCGAGGGCTTCCGTCATACATCCCATTTCTGCTTTTCCCAAGGCAGGAAGAATGGATGGAATGGTTCATGGATAGGTGGAAAGCGCAAGAGCCAGGCATCACTGAGAAGACCCGTGATATGGGCATGAGTTGGCTGACGGTTGCCTTGGCTTGCACGGTATGCAACTTCAATAAGGGCATCAGCGTAGGCATCGGCAGCCGTAAGGAAGAGTACGTAGATAAAATAGGCGTACCAAAGTCTCTGCTGGAGAAAGCGCGTATATTTATGTCGCTTCTTCCTAGTGAGTTTCGATTTGGCTGGAATAGAGAAAAAGACGCGCCGCATATGCGCATTAAGTTCCCTCACACTAATTCAATTATCTCCGGAGAGTGTGGAGATGGCATTGGTCGAGGCGATCGCGCCAGTTTCTATATCGTCGATGAGGCCGCTTTCCTTGAGCGACCAACACTCGTAGACGCTTCACTTTCAGCAACGACAAACTGCAGACAGGACATCTCCACACCAAACGGAAATGCCAACAGTTTCGCTATCCGCAGACATGGTGGAAAGATACCTGTATTCACCTTCCACTGGCGAGATGACCCTCGTAAAGACCAGGCATGGTACAAAAAACAGGTTGAACTGCTTGATCCGGTTACTGTCGCGCAGGAAATAGACATCGATTACAACGCGTCTGTGGAAGGAGTAATCATTCCTTCGGCATGGGTGCAGGCTGCTATTGATGCTCACATTAAACTCGGCATTGAGCCATCAGGAGAGCGCAAAGGCGCGCTTGACGTTGCTGATGAAGGTATAGATAAAAACGCCTTCTCCTCTGCGAAAGGCATTCTGATAGATGTCTGCGAGGAATGGAGCGGTAAAGGCTCAGACATTTACGAAACGGTAGTGAGAGCCACCAACCTTGCTGATGAACATGGTTGCAGCAACGTACTCTATGACGCGGATGGAATTGGCGCTGGCTGCCGTGGAGACTCCAAGCAAGTAAACGAGTCTCGCAAGAGGGAAGCTAAAAAGCCGGTTACTTTCTCTGCATACAAAGGCAGCGCAGGCGTTCTTAACCCTGACAAGGTGCTGATGAGGGATGCAAACGGGAGAAATATCACCAATAAGGATTTCTTCTACAACTTCAAAGCGCAATCCTGGTGGCATCTACGCACCCTGTTCCTGAATACCTATCGTGCGGTAAATGGCAGGAAGTACGATCCGGATGAAATCATCTCTCTTTCTTCAAAGATGAATGGAATTGCAAGATTAACATCTGAGCTAAGCCAGCCAACCTACAGCAAAAACTCTACAGGCAAAATCGTCGTCGATAAAAAACCAGATGGAGCACTTTCACCAAACTGTGCAGATAGCCTGGTTATTCTCAAATCGCCGGAGAGGAAGCCATTCCATATTCCTGACGAGATACTCCAATGACAAGACGCAAGCAAACAGCGCAACCCACTCGACAGGTACCAGCAAAAATCACGCAGATGCATCTTGATAATGCCTCTGTAGCAAATGACGAGAAGCCGTACGCTGAATTTAAACGATATGAACCGCTTCCAGGAGTAATCCCTGATGCGAAGAAGGAAGCCACTCTCGCGATGGATGCAACGCCATACGACGTACTTAACAGCATGTCTATCGGCAAAGAGTATTCAGGCTTCCGTGGTTATCCGATTCTGGCTGCCATGTCTCAGCAGGTCGAGTATGCGAACATGCATACCGTTATGGCTGACGAGATGACGCGCAACTGGATTGATATCAAAAGCCGAAAAGACGGAGACCCTGACATCGACCTGATGGAGCAAGCTCTCGTTAAGTTCGACGTGAAGCGCTTGATTCATGAAGCTGTTAAGCAGGACTCCATGTTTGGCGTTGCTCACATCTATGTCGACACCGGAGCGAGCGATACAGAGCTTGAAAAGCCACTCTTCCTGGACCCACGCAAGATTCCAAAGGGCTCTCTGAAAGGGCTGCGTTGCGTAGACCCGACATGGATTTACCCGGCGATGTACAACACGCGTTGGCCCCTGTCTGATAACTACTACAAGCCGCAAGCATGGTTTGTCATGGGGCAGATAGTTCACGAGTCACGCTTCATCGACATTATCAGCCGACCAGTGCCGGATATCCTCAAGCCATCCTATTCGTTTGGTGGTTTGTCGCTGACGCAACTGATGGAGGATTACGTTACAGACTGGCGCGATGCCAAGAAGAACGTTATCAAGATTCTCCGCACGCTGCGTATGCGGGCGCTGAAGACCGACATGGATGCTCGCCTGCAGGAGCCTGGCGCGTTCGATAAGCGCATCAAGCTTTTCACGCAGTATCAGGACAATCAGGGTATATGGGCTCTAGACCTCCAGGAGGATTTACTGCATCAGCAGACCTCCCTCAGCGAATTATCCAACCTGCTGTCCAACTATCAGGACCAGATGTGTATCCCGGCTCGCATCACCAACCTGAAGCTACTGGGGAACGCTCCGGCTGGTTTAAACGCATCCGGTGACTCTGAGCTTGAGACATGGCACGAAACCATCTCAGGGATGCAGGAGAGAGATATTCGACGGGCTCTGGAAAATATCTTCAAGATCATCCAGCTCTCCGAATTTGGCGAAATCAAAGAGGACATCTATTTCGAGTTCCGCCCATTGGATGAGCTGAGCGAGAAAGAGAAAGCCGAGATTGCCAAACTGAAAGTCGAAACGGTCACTACCGCTGCTGACTCGCAACTTGTCGATTCTGAAGAGGCACGCGATGCACTGAAATGCATTGAAGGCGCTGGCTTCGAAAATCTGGATGGTGATTATGAACCGGAAGAAGACGAAGAGTCTGAAGCCAGTGAACTACAACGCGGGAAACATCAGGTGGTACCAGAAAGAGCTGCTCAGAACGATTCGTGAGATGAACGATGACGTTAAGGCAGAGATAGTCACCATCATGCGAGATAACCCGCTGGCTATGGATATGGCGATGGATGCTAACCCTGTTGACCTGGTGAAGCGCGCCATATCCTCACTGGCTAAGAAGTGGATAGATAACTTCATCAGGAAGGCGATCCCGGTTTCCGATGAGGTGGCGGATAAGACACTTAAGGCTGTCGACCGTGGCATCCTCGCATCTGCCCGCAAAGACTCACTGGTTATCAACCTGCAATGGACTGACGCCATGCTGCAAAAGCGTGATGCCATCATTGCTGAAAACGTGTCTCTGATTCGTTCAATACCAGAGAAGTACTTCACCGAAGTAGAGTCGATGGTGTTCCGGTCTATTGCCAAAGGTGGTGACCGCAAGCAACTAGCTGATGAGATTGAGCGTGAGTTTGGCAAGCGTCATGGAATCACCAGGCGCCGCGCTGAGTTTATCGCTCGTGACCAGGTACGTAAGGCT